TGTGTAAGTTGACGAGTGGAACAGAATTATCCACAGGGGTTGTGGGTAAGTGGGGGGTGGTAAGGGTCGGAAGTCCTTATATTATATAGATATATTATATTATTATTATTGTTTATTTGTTGTTTAAATATTAATCAGTTCAAATGTTCCACCCTGTTTACAGTACCGAACCCCTCAAGACTTTACTAATCTGAGGTCTAATGAATTTACATCGCAAAAAGAGGCCTCTTGCTCTTTTGGTATCTCAAAAACTGCACCCCACCCTAAACTAAGTGGAACATTTGAACAAGCTAATGGATTCAAGGACTTACGATTTTAAACATTGAACAGGATGTGGAACAAGTCCAAAAAATCAAGGACTTAGGTCGGTTCGAACCGAATGGCGATAGACTTTGATACCTGTTCTCTTCTCCCCCCCTTAAAACTAAGGGTAAAAAAAAGGGGCCTAAGCCCCCTTAAAGTATTCTCATGTTTTGACGGCATTTATGCATGGCATATATCACCGCCTCTTTATGCTCCATTAATTTTGAGTAGTCCGCTAGGTACTCATTAAACATTTTTTTTAAGTCTATTTTTTGATCCTCGGTTAACCCCTTAAAATCTTTTTCTTTTTTAGATAACATATTACGCCCCCCCTTGAATTACAAAACCGCTTTGATCTTTTCGGGCTTTACCCTTAGCATACAATGCAACGATCACATTCTGCGGGTCTAAGTGTCGAACGTCCGTTTCATCACCGCTTACTACTTTCCGTTTATGAAAAATTACGGGTATATTCTCAACCCTATCAAATACGGCAGCAATTCTTACACCCGCTTTTAATGCTCGATCGTTGTATTTTTGGAAACCGTCCGCCCCTGAATATGAGAAAGTAAGATCATAATTTTTAGGAAAATCACTCAAGCCATTCATTGAGTTAAAACGGTTAGGGATCTTTGTATAATCATAAAATTGTAAGTCCGGAAAATATTCAAAGATATTACGAAAGTAAACGCCATCAAATACGAACCCTATATTTTCATAACGAATATCACTCGTTCCGTTTAATCTTACTAACGGCGTCAACCCCTTACGCTCCGCCTTTTTTATAAAAGCTTTGATCTCAGTTACTAACGTATTAAAGTATTCCGCGGGGTTAGTTAAATATAATTTTGTACGGCTTAATCTTGCATCATATGCCATACCCATCCGCCCCGCGGATTTTAAACAGGGCTCGTAACATTTTGCCGCTTTTGCCATAGGGCATAAGTTAACCCCACTATCCATATAAGGGCTTAGATATTGAATAGCCGTAATATAGCCAATCTTCCCGCCCTTAATTGTTTTTGCATCCGCGCCAATACTTAATAACTTCGATTGTTTTTTCATTTTGTATTTTTCCCTATATAAATGAATCTTAATTATAACATTAGTTTACATATTAAACTAAAATAAAATCTAGCCTTTTAGTACTCAAGGCGATAGACTTTGATACCTGTTCTTTCCCTCCCCCCATAAAAAAAGAAAGGAGAGGCCAAAGCCCCTCCGATCTCCCACAGGGTAAACTTATTCTCCTCTCCATAACAGTACGAAACCTGCAATAGAAAATATTCCTGTTGCGATTAATAATATAAGGCCGACTCCCTCTGATCCTGAGTCGCCCGTACTTATACTTAAGAGCGTAAAAGCTAAGCTCATGATTGCCATTAAGATTGCTATTATAAAACTGAATGTACTCATAATAATTAGAGGGGGGTTTCCCCCCCAATCCTTAGTTAGTTTATTTTAGTTAGTTTATTTAAAATGCTTATCCATATATTTAACTACCTCTTCTGCTGTTCGAGCTAGAGCATGAGGGTTAATAAGTTCCTTTGAGTCTATGTCATTCTTCTTAAGGTATGCCGAATGTTTAATTACTGAGTCGGCATGCTGTTGTAAAGCACTGATCAAGAAGACGTTACCCAATGGGTTGCCAACGAGTAGTTGGTCCACTAAGTCCCTTGTTAGTTTAAATGGTTTCATTCTGTTCACCTTTGTGTAGGCAGAAAATACTGCCATGTATGTAGTATAACATTACTTTACATATACAAGCAACCCCACGCCCCCCCTATGCAACACTTTATAAACAAAAATATAGAATAGTATATACATACTAATTTACTCAAATGATCCAATATTTTCCCAATATCTGGGAAGGTACCCCCTTACTTTACATTTAGCCAATCAAAAAAATATTTCGCAAAAAAATCTCAAAAATGCGAATGGTTCTCACTACCACATTAACTAGCTAAAGGACGTATACTACGGCTATGGAAAATATACACATATACATAGTGGGATTCTTATTACTGTTCGGTCATTGCCTTTCTCTGATTAGTTAGTTATACTCAGCAACTTATAGCTGCAATTAATATAAGGTGTAACAGCGAACACGTGAGCAAACTAAAAATACCCCAATTATCCCCGGCGGAAGAATCCGATCTTATAGATGAGCCTGCGAGCGTTATGCCGCAAGTAGAATCTAACATTCGTATACCTAAGAGTAAGAAAGAAGCCATACCAGAAATGACTACTGAGCAGGAACTTAAAGTACGGACTACTACAATCAAAGAACTTTCCGATATTAAAGGCGAAGACATTACGCCATCAAAAGAACACCAAGAACAAGCTCAAGAGATAGCACGAGAAATGATGACTAACAAGAAACTTAAACCAGAGTTTGCAGATTACCCTAATGAAACGATGGCATTCCTTGCTGGACTAGTAGGACAAACTAACTGTATGATAGTAGAAGAACTTGCAGACCTTAAACTTTTTGTAGTTAACAACTTTGTGCAGCTAGTAGCTATGGCTCAAAACGATAGAGATAAGATATCTGCCTTACGCGCCATAGGCGAGATTGATGGCGTTGATGCATTTAAAAAGAAAACTGAGATTACCCACATTACCAAGTCTGGCGATGAGCTGGAGAAAGAACTTCGCGAAACAATAGAACAACTTAAGGGGACTATTGTTGAAGGAGAAGTTATCGAGAACGAAGATGATAAGTAAACAAGATTTAAGTTTACTAGAAAGAGCTTTGCCTCAGATGCCGGATAAAGAGAAGCGCAAAAATCTGGCTTTACTCCAGCAATACCAGAAAGAGATGAAGAAAGAGATAGGGGTAGAATCGTTCTTAGATTTTATTAAGTACGTTTATCCTGGGTATATTATAGGAGCACATCACAGACACTTAGCAGAAATCTTTCAAGACATTGCTAATGGGATTAAAAAAAGAGTCGTAGTAAACATTGCACCGAGACATGGTAAAAGTGAGATGATAAGTTATCTTGCACCTGCTTGGTTTTTAGGGAAGTATCCAGGTAAAAAAGTAATCATGGCTTCTCACACTGCTGACTTAGCAGTTAACTTTGGACGACGTGTGAGAAACTTAGTAGGTTCCTCGCCTTATAAGGAGATATTTCCAAATGTTGAACTTCAAGCAGACAGTAAATCGGCTTCTCGCTGGGGCACTAACTATAATGGTGAGTATTTCGCTATTGGCGTGGGGGGTGCTTTGGCAGGTAGAGGTGCTGATTTATTCATTATTGACGATCCTCATTCAGAGCAGGATGCTAAACAAAATAGGTCGGATGTTTTCTTACCGGCGTGGGAATGGTTTCAATCTGGTCCTATTCAGCGGCTTATGCCTGGCGGTGCTATTATTGTTGTCATGACAAGATGGTCTAAATTAGACCTTACTGGCCAGATAATGAACCAAATGACTAAGAATGATGAGGCAGATCCCTGGGAAATAGTGGAATTCCCTGCAATATTAACAGATAATAAAGGGATAGAACGCGCATTATGGCCGGAATTCTGGCAATTAGAGGAATTACAGCAGAAACGTAGTGTATTAGACGTAAGATATTGGAATGCACAGTACTTACAGAACCCAACTTCGGAAGAAGGGGCACTTATTAAGCGAGAATGGTGGAATATATGGGAAGAAGAAGACCCTCCTGCTTGTGAATTTACTATAATGACGCTCGATGCCGCACAAGAGTCACATACTAGGGCTGATTACAACGCATTAACAACATGGGGCGTATTTTTTAACGAAGAAACAAATAACTACGCTATAATACTGTTAAATGCTATAAAGAAAAGGCTAGAGTTTCCAGAACTTAAGCAGTTATGTATTGAAGAGTACCAAGACTGGGAGCCGGATGCTTTTATTGTAGAGAAAAAATCCAATGGTGCAGCGCTTTACCAAGAATTTAGAAGAATGGGTATTCCAGTGGGTGAGTTCACTCCGGGGAAAGGCCAAGACAAAATAAGTCGGGTAAATGCAGTATCTGATTTGTTTAGCGGGGGTGTAGTATGGGCTCCCGATAGACGATGGGCACACGAACTGATAGAAGAATGTAATGATTTCCCCGCCGGAGCAAATGATGATTTGGTGGATGCTACAACTTTAGCATTAGCTAGATTTAGACAAGGTGGATTTATAAGATTACCTTTAGACGAAGAAGAAGACGTTCAGATGTTTAGGGGACATAAAAATAAGAGGTTATATGCACTATGAAAAAAATTAAACAAATATTAAAAGCTATTAAAAATATTCTCAGTATGGTATGGTTCAGGATTAAACTAATTTATAACTGGACTGCAAATAAAATTAGGAGTAAATAATGAAGGGTGTTAAACATTATACAAAAGACGGAAAAGAACATAAAGGTTCAACTCATAAGATGTCAGATGGTACATTACACACAAATAAATCTCACACTAAAACATCAAAAAAATTAGTACATTTTAAAGAATTATCACAAGCAGCAAAAAAAAGAGCTAAGGGATAAAATTATGGCAGACGTAGATAAAAGTTTATACGCAGCACCGCTAGGAATAGAAGAATTAGCGGAAGAAGAACAAGCAATTGAGATTGAAATAGAAGATCCTGAAAGTGTAACTATAGGTATTGGTGATACAGAAATAGTTATTGATCCTGATGCGATGGCTGAAGATGAGTTTAATGCTAACTTAGCTGAAGAACTGTCAGAAAAATATATGACTGAATTGTCTTCTACTCTTTTAGAAGATTTTACTAATGATGTTAACTCAAGAAAAGACTGGCTTGAAACTTATGTTGATGGCTTAGAATTATTAGGACTTAAAATAGAACAAAGGTCCGAACCGTGGGAAGGCGCATGTGCTGTCTATCACCCACTACTCTCCGAAGCACTTGTTAAATTCCAAGCTGAAACAATGATGGAAACTTTCCCGGCTGCGGGCCCAGTGAAGACTTCTATTATTGGCAAAGAAACTGACGAATGTATTGAAGCTGCTCAGCGAGTTCAAGAAAATATGAATTACCAACTCATGGACAAAATGCCAGAGTATAGACCTGAGCATGAAAGAATGTTATGGGGTTTAGGATTAGCAGGTAATGCATTTAAAAAAGTTTATTATGATCCAGCTCTCGAACGCCAAGTATCTATCTTTGTTCCAGCTGAAGATATGGTTGTGCCTTACGGTGCATCTAATCTAGAAACAGCGGAACGTGTAACTCATGTTATGCGTAAGACAGAACAAGAACTTCACACATTACAACACATAGGGTTTTATAGAGATGTAGAGTTAGGAGAACCTAGCTACGACTTAGATGAAGTAGAGAAAAAGATTGCAGAACAAATGGGATTCGATGCTACTAATGATGACCGTTATAAAATATTAGAAATGAATGTTAACCTTGATTTAGAAGGTTATGAAGATGAAGATAAAGAAGGCAAAACAGGAATAGCATTACCTTATATAGTTACAATTGATAAAGGTACACAAGAAATATTATCTGTTCGCCGTAATTGGAAACAAGAAGACAGCCAACAAAAACGCCGTGAACACTTTGTTCATTATGGATACATTCCAGGATTTGGTTTCTATTGCTTTGGACTAATTCACCTTATTGGTGGGTTCTCTAAATCAGGAACAATGTTACTTCGTCAATTAGTTGATGCAGGTACACTATCAAACTTACCCGGCGGATTTAAAGCTAGAGGTTTAAGAATCAAAGGTGATGACACACCAATTGGTCCAGGAGAGTTCCGTGATGTAGATGCTCCTGCAGGTAGTATTCGAGATAACATAATGATGTTACCTTACAAAGAACCAAGCCAAGTGCTTGCGGGTTTAATGGACAAAATTATTGACGAAGGTAGACGCTTTGCTTCTGCTGCAGATATGAAAGTATCTGATATGTCGGCTAATTCTCCAGTAGGTTCTACTCTTGCAATATTAGAAAGAACACTCAAAGTAATGTCAGCTGTAAATGCACGTATTTATTACTCAATGAAAAAAGAGTTCTTATTACTTAAAAATATTATTGCAGATTACACCGACCCTGATTATCAGTATGACCCTTCAACAGGAACTCCAGGAGCTAAACAAGAAGACTATGCTAAGGTACAACTTATTCCTGTAGCTGATCCCAATGCTGCAACGATGGCGCAGAAAGTTGTGCAGTACCAAGCTGTTATGCAAATGGCTCAACAGAATCCTGATATCTATGACTTAAAAGAACTTAACAAACAAATGCTTGAAGTATTAGGCGTTAAGAATATTGGCAAACTTATTCCTACAGACGACGATGCTAAACCATTAGACCCTGTATCAGAAAATATGAATATGGTTAATGGTACACCGGTTAAAGCGTTTTTATTTCAAGATCATAAAGCTCACATTGAAGTTCATAGAACATTTAGAGATGATCCACTTGTGCGTGAGATGGTAGGGCAGAATCCAAAAG